TCATAAACACGTGTATTTTCTGCTAACATGAACCCTTTCTGTTGGAGTTCAGCACATTTTAGTATTCTGACTAGCTCGTAATCAAGCCTCATCTTCTCTTCTTGTCTTGCAGCTATTCGTCTGCACTGTGCTAGACCCTTACGGTCCAATGGAAACATGAAATTTATCTGTCCTCCCCAGTTTTCAGCTACTGTGTAGCTTCTCTGTGACATCTCTTCGTCAAAGGGAACCGTATGATTCCCCATGTAGAAGGGACTGAACGTCATTGTACTACCATTACAGCTAACCCCAGAACCGTAGTGCTGCCTTGAAGGAGCACCATTATTCTGGAATTGGACTGCTTGGTTTGTTACATTTCCAGTCGCTGCTGCAACGGGATTAGACACATTCTTAGTCTCGCCTTCTGCTTTGACAGGTGCTACTGAGAGAAGACTGATAAGGAGACAGTAGTAGATTCTGTTCCGATAGTTCGATCTATCTCTTCCAGCTGTATTATCTGACTTGCTGCTCTTGATACGACCTCTAAGGAGAAGTCTGATCCAGCTGTAGTCATGTTGAAGAGTGAATCGGTGTCTGTTATGCCTCCAGAGGTTGCTGAGGTGTGAGTTATATTGTCCCCAGACCATTTGTTTAACGCTGCTCCATAGGTGGTTATTGTGATTTCCTCAGTTATATCCTGAGTTGATGTTGTTGTTGAATTCATTGAACCCTGAGTGAAATTGGGTTGAACCATTTCAGCTCTTACTACCGTGGGTGATGCCAGCATTAAGAGTAAAAGCCATTTTTTCATTCTTCCTTTTTTTTAACCATAGGACAATTTAGGGTGCCTTTATTTTTGTTGTTATTACCAGTGGTCAAGCCAAAAGTGGCAAGTGCTCCCGTAAACACACTGGCAACGAACGTGATATCGGAGTTACCCGACTTCTTAACCATAGGTATTTCTACGTAGTTCATTGTGATGATAAATCCGCTCCAAACTACAACACCTAATCTGACAAATGTACCAAGGATTTGGATTTGGGCTTCTTGATCCTCAGCAGCATCTTTCAGCTTTCCGAGGACTCCTTTTTTTTCTGGCGGTTTTCCTTCCATTTATCAACTTTTTTTTGTAAGAATTTTTGTACTTGTTTTTTAATCTTATTAAAGAAAGGTGTAGCAAGGGTGGTAGTGGCTACAGCTGCAACAGCTGCATAAGTTGCTGTGGCGACTACTTCTGCAGTGGGTAAGGGTAAATCAATTTTTATAACAGGTACTCTTAGACTTGGTTGCTCAGTTTGAGCTGTTTCTTTATCTTCATCTTCTTTAAGCTCTACTCCAGCTGGTGCTTGCAAGTTACTAGGAGGGATGACAACTGGTGGAAAGACTGGCATCTCAGCTGACGGTTGCTTTAGAGGGATGCTAGGCATGTCTAAAGCGTTGGTCAGTTTTATGGATGGGATTTTCACTTAGGCGTGGGCGTAGTAGATGTAATTACTGCTTGCATTAACTCCAGTATCAGAGGTTTTTAAAGTAAAACCAGTTGAACTAATAGATAACCATTCACTATTATCAGTTTGAGCTGCAGCTTCATCAAGTTTTATACGTGCATCATTTCCACTATTATTTATCCCTCTTAACGTATCAAATACAAACCAATTATCAATACCATTTGCTCTCTTTATCAGGATAAATCTAGGGCTAAATCCTGTTGTCACAGTTGGCCCTGAACTTGAATTATTTCCACTGTAGTAACCACACTTGCTGATGTTGTCAACGCTGGCGAACAGCATGGAAATTATTTCAGTACCTCCATTAACACCACTAAAACTTCCTAAAGTAAAATGTGTGCTAGTTGGGGCTGTATTATTCAACATCCCTGCCGAAGCCGATTCAGCACTACTTAAATTTAAATTCATTTTATATTGTTCAGGATTAGTTCCACCGTTCAATCCTTTGTGATATACATACCACGACAGGGATTCTCTAGTCTTGATCCATATCATCTCTGGAGCTTTTGAGAGGTTATGCCGTATTTTTCTACCAGTTACACCATCACCTTTCCAATTCACCACATCAAAACCAGCGTGGCGTTTCCACATCCAACTCATTCCTTCAGCACCCCAACTTGACGTACTCCAACCTGCATTATGATCCCAAACAAAGTTAGAACTACTTGCTTCGGCATCATCAGTGTTAGTTCTTAGATATTTAGCTCCAATTAATCTAGCTCCTACCAATTTATCCCAAGATGCATTTATTTTTGCATTAATAGCAAAATCAACAGGGAATCCACTGTCATATTCTGGAAGAGTCTGACTTGAAAGACCAGTATCCATAGCGAATACTGACGTACCTGCATCGGCTGGCTTGCCAACATATCCGTCTGGTCTTCTTATTGCTAAAAATATGTAGGTATCTCCATCAGTATTAAAATAACTTGCAGTATCTTTTATTTTAAATCCTGTAGGAGTAAGAGACATCCTGTTTCCGTTTGTATTGGACTCTCCAGCAGCAGTATTAGTTGTTATTTCATATTCATTAGCACCGTCAATAATACCTCTCATAGTGTCAAGAATAGTCCAATTTGTACTGTTAGAACTGGCGTTCTTCACCAAAAGCCACTGCGGTTCCCAACCTAAATGAATCTCTGGACCTGTAGACGATCCATTTCCAACATAACTACCGCACTTGATTGATCCTTGGTCTTGGTCCTTTCCAAAGACAAAACCAGCAGGGTCGTCGAATGGAGAATCGATATTTGCCGTTTCATTACCAGCTGCCGTAACTGTCCCTGTTGTTGTTCCTGTTACTGATGAGTTATTGCAACATAAAAGTTTGGTATTGGTTATACTTGTTAATGGCTCAGTTGGTGGTTTGAAGTCTGATGTATAAACTGCTGTTCCTTTGACTACTCTGAAATTAGATACTGATCCGATCATCAAATACCCTGGACCGTCGTAGCCACCAATAACAAATCGTGAACAATTTGCGTCCGTGTAATCAGTATTGTCTGATGCTGATTTTAGAAGAGAACCATTATAATATAACGATGTAGTACCACTATTTCTAACAAGAGCTAGGTGAAACCATTGACCATTAGGAGGATGAAAATTAGTATCTGTTTTAGATCCTGACGCATAAAAAGATAGACCATAAGTATGATAATAATGAACACTCACCCCATAGTTACCACTTAAACCATTAGTGTTATTCATAAAATATCCAAAATTATTTTTACTACTTTTCTTAAACCAACCTTCTACTGTAAAATCACCAGTCCCCATAGCATAGTTAGTGCTTTGGTCAGTCGTTAAATAATCATCTGTTCCATCCAAATCAACACTTCTTGCTGTAGCGGCTGTGGACTCACCTCCTGCCCAAAGATAAGCTACATAAGTATAAGTATTATAATTAACTCGTTCATGAGCACCTACCGTAAAGACAGAAGATGTTGGCTCAGTCGAATCCCATTTGTTATCACTAACAAACTGATAGCTGTTATTTAAATCTGTGTGTTTGGTAGCTCCAACACTTCGATGATAAACCGTCCAATCTTCCGTACCATCAGTTCTTTTTACTGCGATAAATCCCGGCACGGAACCAAGATTATGAGGAATATCCCTGCCTTGAACACCGTTTCCAGTGTAGGTAACAACATCAAAGAACCCGGGTGCCTTGCGGTATGACCATGAGGCGTAGGTATTACTAGAACTGTTTACATCACTATCGTTATTAACATTAAATCCAGTATTTGAACCACTTGCAGGTTTGATTCTGTTTAGAGTTACCTGTCCATCAGTCCCTGCAGTAAATATTTGTTTACCTAATCCTCTTGCTGTATCTGCAACATAAGTACCACCATATGCTCCACCTTGTCTTTTATTAACCCAAACCAGTCCACCTTCACCATTTATATCTATTCCGTTGTCTACGTGCCGATCACCTCCATCATCTCCTTTGTATAAAAACGTGCTAAACACGTCGTCCATATACGTCTTCTTGGTTGCAGGCCCTGCACCAAGCAACATTTGTTGAAATGGTGTCATATCAGCTCAACCCCGCACCTGAGATGTAGTAGACATTAGAGGCTGTACAAATTACAGTAGCCATACCTCTTGTCGCAATTTTTGTAGGAGTACTACCATCAGCAGAGTTGTAAAGGGTTACGCCTGTCGATGTAATAGTTTGATCACCACTACTATTGTTTATTAACGTGATTGCTTGACCTGCTGTAAAACCTGTACTCGTGTTTATTACCCAACCACCACTACTATTAATTGAATGTTTTCCTGAATCAGCAGCTACTATTGTGTGGGCTGAAGATTTAGAAAGTTGAGGTATAGTTCTTAAGTCACCCTTCGTATCTGTTACCGTTCCAGCAAACGTGGCGTTTTGTGAGCTATCAAGGGTTAGGGCTAATGTTCCACCTGTATGGAATACAAATTTATTGTTTTGATGGTCATAAGCTACTATCCCTTCGTATTCGCCTGAACCACTTTCTGCATCAGAAAAATATATGTTTCCTTGATTACTAGCTCCTGTTCTGATTGTTAGTCCGCCATGACCAGTAGTTGCAAGTGTTAGGTCAGCAGCTTGAGTATTACCTTCCGTAGTCGTTCCTACAAGAATTCGTTTACCAGCCGCAGTAACAATATGCTCAGAAGATGTCCACGCATCAGTAGCATCTACCCAGTTCCAAGTTTTATCTCCATCACCTGAGTCAATTGTAATACCAGCACCATCAGCCGCTGCGTCATTAGCAGCACCTTTAGCAATTTCAATATTCTTATCAGCAACAGTCATCGTAGTTGATGCTACTGTTGTAGTTGTACCGTTTACTTGGAGATCACCTGACAGTGTTAGATTAACACCTGTTGCTGTACCAGTAAATGCTGGAGCTGCTTTAGGTGCAAAACCAGCCACTACAAATGCTGTTGAAGCAGCTTTAGTTGTGTTATCTCCAGCTGTAGGAGTAGGTACTGTAACCGTACCAGTAAATGTTGGACTAGCTTTAGTAGCACCCAAAGCTGTTGTTAAGTAGTCACCAAGTTCTGTTTGTACATAAGCTGTTGATGCAGCTTTAGTTGTGTTGTCGTTAGCAGATGCAGTAGGTATTGTAACCGTACCAGTAAATGTTGGACTAGCTGAGTTAGCCTTATTACCAAGTGAACTGAGCGTGACTTCAACATCTGAGCCACTATTATCGTAGACAAGCGTATCCGCTTTTAATTTTCCGTAAGCCATAATTAATTAACAAAGTATAGAGAGTTTGCAGGGATGGTGAGAATTTTTGTAGCAGCAATAGCTACAGGACCAACAGAAAA